AGCTGCCGTGGTCCATTACTTGGTCCAGCAAGTTCACCTGAACCGGCGCTGGGTGCCTGCGCGCGAAATCCGAGACGCTGTCTACGGCCCCGAGTCCAGTGGGCGCAGTGAACGCATCTCCGAGATCTTCAAGGGCAATACGCGCTGGCAGGACTACATCGAGCAAGACGGCGCCGGCCAATACAGCATCAAGCTTGACTGAACCCGTGCTGGCGCCAGTCGGCAAGAGCAGCAAACAACCGCCTTAGGGCGGTTTTTTGTTGTCTGTGACCTTCCGCGCCATGCGGGAGCACCGCCCCCACATCGGCCCCCACATCACGCGGGGTGACGCCCCCACACGTCGGTTTCGACACTGCTTGCACGTCTCCGCAACCACCTGAAAGGACCCGAACGTGACCGTCAAACACCTCAACCAACGCGAGCTGGACGAGCGCTGGGATCGCAGCGAGGCTTGCCTCGAAAGATGGCGTTCCGAGGGGATCGGACCCGTCTTCATGAAGCTGCAAGGACGCGTCCTCTACCGCCTCGAGGACATCGAAGCTTTCGAGATGGAAAGCCTGCGCCAGAGCACCTCTGACTCGATCCAACCGGGGAGCCCAGCATGACCGGAATCACCCCCGAGCAGATCCTTGCCACGCCGCCCGGCGACTTGGCCAACCAGTCCAGTGACTCGCTCTGTGAGCTCAAGGGCCAAGCCACAACCCTCCTGGCCACGGCCAAGGCGGTCGACGCCTGGGTCGACAAGGCGCTCGACCTGAAGTACTCGCAACGTGCTCGTGAGATCCGGCTGGCCGAGGGCAAGGACACCGGCGTCGTGCACTTCGAGGACGGCGCTGTGCACGTCACGGCAGACCTGCCCAAGAAGGTCGACTGGGACCAGGCGCGCCTGGCCGAAATCGCCCACCGCATCGCCGCCGGCGGAGAAAACCCGGCCGAGTACGTCGAGATCACGTACCGCGTGTCCGAGGCCAAGTTCACCGCCTGGCCCGAGACCCTCAAGAGCGCGTTCGCCCCCGCACGCACCCTCAAGACCGGCAAGCCTGGCTTCCGGCTCGAACTGAAGAAGGACTGACCCATGAAGACCCAACCCACCCTGGTTCAGCTGCTGGGCGCCGCCTACCCCTACGCCCTGAATGAACTGCCGCCCACGATTCGCATCCCGGCCATCGCTGGCCACTGCACCGATGAAGTGATCCGGCCCCTGGATGAGGCTACGGTCGACGACGTCGCACTCTCCATCCTCGGCGTCGAGGCCGAAATTGGTGTCGTTCGCCGTCGCCTCCATGCGCTGCGCGAGCTCTACGAACTCGCCCGCAAGCGCGGCGCGCTGGGCGCCCACCACATCAGCGACACCTTCGCCGACTTGCGCGATGAAGGGGGTGGCCAGTGAGCTTCCCGATCATCACGGCCGACCAGCGCCTGGCCGAACCGCGCGGCGTCAAAGGTGTGCTGGTAGGCAAGAGCGGCCTGGGAAAGACCAGCCAGTTGTGGACCCTGAACGCGGCCGCGACGCTGTTCCTCGACCTGGAGGCCGGCGACCTCGCGGTGGAGGGCTGGGCTGGCGACACGATCCGCCCGCGCACCTGGCCCGACTGCCGCGACTTCGCGGTCTACATCGGCGGCCCCAACCCGGCCTTGCGTGACGACCAGGCCTATAGCCAGGCGCACTACGACGCCGTGTGCGAGCGTTTCGGTGACGCCGGTGTGCTCGACAAGTACGACACCGTGTTCGTCGACTCCATCACCGTGGCCGGACGCCTGTGCCTGCAGTGGTGCCGGGGCCAGCCGCAGGCCTACTCCGAGAAGACCGGCAAGCCTGACAGCCGCGGCGCCTACGGCCTGCTTGGCGCAGAAATGCTCGGCTGGCTGACACATCTGCAGCACACCCGGCGCAAGAACGTCTGGTTCGTCGGCATCTTGAACGAGGCGCTGGACGACTTCAATCGTCGCGTCTTCTCACTGCAGATCGACGGCTCGAAGACGGGGCTGGAGCTGCCCGGCATCGTCGACGAGGTCGTGACCTTGGCCGAATTGAAGACCGACGACGGCACGCCTTACCGCGCATTCATCTGCCGAACGCTGAACCCGTGGTCCTTCCCCGCCAAGGACAGGTCTGGCCGCCTGGAGATGGTCGAGGAACCGCACCTTGGCCGGCTCATGCAGAAGATCGCCGGCCCCGCCAAGCCCGCCTTGCAGCGCCTCGAGTTCGCTCGGCCGCCCGCCACCACCACCCCCGAATCCAATCCGAATCAGGAGTCCTGAACATGACCTACTTCGATTTCAATTCCGCCCCTGAGCAAACTTCCTTCGACCTGATCCCCAAGGGCGAGCTCGTCCGCGTGCGCATGACGATCCGCCCCGGTGGCTACGACGACGCGTCGCAGGGCTGGACTGGCGGCTTCGCGACCCGCAGCGCCACCACCGGCTCGGTGTACCTGAACTGCGAGTTCGTAGTCACCGAAGGCAAGTACGCGCGCCGCAAGATGTGGTCGCTGATCGGCCTGCACAGCCCCAAGGGTCCGGAGTGGGCCAACATGGGCCGGACCTTCATCAAGGCCGTCCTCAACTCGGCGCGCGGCATCCACCCTGGCGACAGCAGCCCTGCCGCGCAGAACGCGCGCCGCATCAGTGGCTTCGCAGATCTGGAAGGCGTCGAGTTTCTCGGCAAGGTGGACTGGGACAAGGACCAGAACGGCCAGGACAAGTGCGTCATCAAGGCGGCGATCACGCCTGACCACAAGGACTACGCCGCGGTGATGGCCGGCGCAACCGCCGTGCCGGCGACCACCCCCGCTGCGCCCAACGCCTACGCTCAGGCCACGGGCCGTTCCTCCGCACCGTCACCGGTGCCGGGCCGGCCCAGCTGGGCCCAGTAAGGGAGGGTCACAGCCATGATGCTTCGACCTCGTCAATCGTTACTGGTCGAGCGCACGCTGGCGGCGCTCGATGAGTACGGCAACACCCTGGCGGTGGCGCCCACCGGCTCCGGCAAGACCGTCATGTTGTCGGCGGTCGCAGGCCGACTGCTGAAGGAGCCCGACGCCAAGGCCTGCATCCTCGCCCACCGGACTGAGCTTACCGGGCAGAACCGCAGCAAGTTCAGCCGCGTCAACCCCGGGGTCAGCACTTCGGTGTTCGACGCCAACGAGAAGTCGTGGCAGGGCCAGGCCACTTTCGCAATGGTCCAGACCTTGTCGCGGCCGACGCATCTGGTCCAGATGCCGACGCTCGATCTGCTGGTCATCGACGAGGCACACCATGCTTCGTCGCCGACCTACCGGACGGTCATCGACAAGGTGCTGGCCAGGAATCCCACGGCGGCGATTTTCGGCGTCACGGCCACGCCGAACCGCGGTGACGGTCAGGGACTGCGTGAGGTCTTCTCCAACGTGGCCGACCAGATCACGCTCGGCGAGATGATCGCCGCCGGCCATCTGGTGCCGCCGCGCACGTTCGTGATCGACGTCGGTGTGCAGGAGGCGCTGAAGCAGGTGCGCCGGACCGCGATGGACTTCGACATGGATGAGGTCGCCTCGATCCTGGACAAGCGTCTGATCACCGAGGCGGTCATCAGGCACTGGAAGGACAGGGCGGCCGCGCGAAAGACCATCGTCTTCTGTTCGACGGTGGCCCACGCGCAGAACGTGTGCGACGCGTTTGTCGCCGCCGGCGTGACCGCGGTGCTCGTGCACGGCGACCTGTCCGATGCCGACCGCAAACGGCGCCTGGGCGACTTCGAGTCTGGCCAAGCCCAGGTGGTGGTCAACGTCGCGGTGCTCACCGAGGGCTACGACTACACCCCGACCGGCTGCGTCGTGCTGCTGCGGCCGAGCTCGTACAAGAGCACGTTCATTCAGATGGTCGGCCGCGGCCTGCGAACTGTGGACCCGGAGGAGTTTCCGGGCGTCATCAAGACCGACTGCATCGTGCTCGACTTCGGCACGGCCAGCCTGATGCACCGGTGCCTTGAGCAGGAGGTCAGCCTCGATGGCCACACCAGTGACGGTGTGGCGCCGACGAAGGACTGCCCCGAGTGCGACGCCGTCGTGCCGCTCGCCTGCATGGAGTGTCCGCTGTGTGGCTTTGTGTGGGAGCGACAAGAGCGCGACCACGATGTCCTGACCGATTTCGTGATGAGCGAGATCGACCTGCTCAAGCGGTCCAACTTCCGCTGGTGCGACCTGTTCGGCCAAGACGATGCGCTGATGGCCACCGGCTTCAACGCCTGGGCCGGCGTCTTCTTCCTCAACGGGCGCTGGCACGCGGTGGGCGGCGGCAACGGGCTGAGTTCTCACCTGCTTGCGGTCGGTGAGCGCATGGTTTGCATGGCCAAGGCCGACGACTGGCTCAACGACCACGAGACCGCGGACTCGGCACACAAGACCCGGCGTTGGCTCAACGAGCCGCCCACCCCCAAGCAGCTGAGTTTCTTGCCCCAGCAGATGCGGGCGGACTTCGGCATGACGCGCTACCAGGCCTCAGCCCTGTTGTCGTTCCAGTTCAACAAGGCATCGATCAAGCGCCTCGTCGAAGCGGCCAACGACAGTCTTCTGGAGGCCGCGTGAGATGTGCAGTCTGCTGCCGCCAAGCCAAGGGCTACGGCTGGTTCAACCCCCGGCTCAAGCCCAGCGATCCCGCACGCACCTCCGATCGATGGGTGTTCTGCTGTCGTCGGTGCCAGGACGCCTTCTGCCACCTCATGAACAAGACGGAGGGTCAGATGATCGATCCCAGTGAAATGGAAGTTGCCGCGATGCAGGCCTGCCTGCAGCCGCTGGGCGAATACGTCGGCGAGATCGGCATGCAACGCCCGCTGGCCGAGTACACGCGTGAGGAGGTGCTGACGCTGATCGAGACGGTGGTGACCGCCTATCAGGACCGCATGCTCGAAGAGCATGAGCGCATGGCCGCCAAGGATCGTGAATTCCTGGAACAGCGCCTGGCCCGCCAGGGACAGCCGGCCCGTGGGGGAGCGCCGTTCTGATGCTGGACTTCAACCACCGGCCCAAGATCCACGACCAGATCAGCGACCTCATCGACGCAGCGCTGGTCGAGGAACGCAAGGGCGAATCACCACGCACCTATCTCGGCGGCTCCAGGCTCGGCGTGGCATGCGAGCGGGCTTTGCAGTACGAGTACCTGCATGTGCCAGTTGACGCCGGCCGCGACTTTCCAGGTCGCCTGCTGCGCGTTTTCGAGGTCGGTCACGCCTTGGAAGACCTGGCGATTCGCTGGTTGCGGCTCGCCGGCTTCGACCTCTACACGCGCAAGGCAAGCGGCGGGCAGTTCGGGTTCTCGGTCGCCGACGGACGCATCCGCGGCCACGTCGATGGCGTCATCGCCTCTGCGCCGGCTTCGTTGGCACTGCGGTGCCCGTCACTCTGGGAGTGCAAGACCATGAGCGACAAGTCCTGGCGCGACACGGTTAAGCAAGGCGTGACCCTCTCCAAGCCGGTCTATGCGGCGCAGCTGGCCGTCTATCAGGCCTACATGGAGGGCGCGATCCCCGGCATTTCGCAGAGCCCGGCGCTGTTCACCGCCATCAACAAGGACTCCCAGGAGATCTGGTTCGAGCTGGTGCCGTTCGACGGCGGGCTGGCACAGCGCATGTCCGATCGGGCTGTCCGGGTGATCTCAGCGTCCGCCGCCGGCGAAATCCTGCCGCGCCTGGCAACCACGCCCACCCACTTCGAGTGCAAATTCTGCGCCTGGCAGGACCGCTGCTGGAGCGCTGCATGACGGCGGCGGTCCTGGACTGGTTCGACTTCAACGATGCAGGCGAGCAACGCAGCTTCGACGCGAGCGACACCGGCGCGCTGCGCGCTGGGCTGCTCGACCGGCTGGAGACGATGCTGCAGGAGTTCTTCCCGCAGGGTCGCTTCCGCGGCGGCAAGTTCTATGTCGGCGATGTCGACGGCGCGGCTGGCAAGAGCCTCGTGGTCGAACTTGATGGTGCCAAGCGCGGCCTGTGGACCGACTTCGCCACCGGCGATGGCGGCGACGTCATCGATCTGTGGGCCAGCGCGCACCATCTGTCGGCCAAGATGGATTTTCCGCTGCTCGCCCAGGGGATCCGACAGTGGCTCGGTATGGCGTCGGCCCCAGTGAGCGTGCCGCGTCGCGATGCGCGAACGACGGCGGTTGACGAGCTGGGGCCCTACACCGGCAAGTGGGACTACCTCACCGCAGACGGTGAACTCATCGCCTGCGTCTACCGGTTCGATCCGCCGACAGGAAAGGAGTACCGGCCCTGGGATGTGCGCGCCCGCATGTGGCGGGCCCCGGACCCCAGGCCTTTGTTCAACCTGCCGGCCATCGCGGTGTCGAGGAAGGTTGTCCTGGTCGAGGGCGAGAAGGCGGCGCAGGCGCTGAACACCATCGGCATCACCGCCACCACCGCGATGAACGGCGCCAAGGCGCCGGTGGACAAGACCGATTGGTCGCCGCTGGCCGGGCGTCATGTCGTGATCTGGCCCGACCGAGATGCGCCGGGCTGGGACTATGCCGAGAGCGCAGCGCGTGCCTGTGTGGCGGCGGGCTGCACATCGGTGGCGATCCTGGTGCCGCCCGTGGACAAGCCGGACAAGTGGGACGCCGCCGATGCAGTGCACGAGGGTTTTGACTGTCGGGATTTCATCGAGCAGGGCGAGCGACGCGTGGTCAAGCTGGCGGCGCCAGTTCTGCCGAGCTTCACGCTGGACGAACTGCTCGACGACAACTCGCCACTGCCGGCCGATCTGATCGCGCCGCGGGTGCTGACGCCTGCCGGCCTTCTGGTCTTCGGCGGCGCGCCGAAGGTCGGCAAGAGCGACTTCCTGCTGTCGTGGCTGACGCACATGTCCGCCGGCGCCGCATTCCTCGGCATGACGCCGTCGCGCCCGCTGCGCGTCTTCTACTTGCAGGCCGAGGTCCAGTACCACTACCTGCGCGAGCGCGTCAAAGAGGTTCGGCTGCCGCCAGAGCATGTCCCACACGCGCGCATCAACTTCATCGCCACGCCGCAGTTGCGGCTGGTGCTGGACGACGCGGGACTGGCGCAGGTGATCCCCGCCATCACGCAGGCCTTCGGCGGTGAGCCCCCGGACATCATCGCCATCGACCCCATCCGCAACGTCTTCGATGGTGGCGATGCAGGCGGCGAGAACGACAACGGCGCCATGCTGTTCTTCTTGTCGCAGCGCGTTGAACGTATCCGCCAGGCAGTGAATCCGAACGCCGGGATCATCCTCGCGCACCACACGCGCAAGCTCGGCAAGAAGCAGTTCGAGGAAGACCCGTTCCAGGCCCTTGCCGGTGCCGGCAGCCTGCGCGGCTACTACTCTAGCGGGATCTTGCTGTTCCGTCCGGACGAGACGCGCACCACGCGCCAGCTGATCTTCGAGCTTCGCAATGGGCCCGCCATCCCGATGCGCCATGTCGACAAGATCCACGGCGAGTGGCGTGAGATCGAGGCCAACGATCGACTGGTCCTCAAGGAGTACGGCGAACGGCTCGACGCCGAACGCAGCCGCAAGCGGGACGCGATCCTGCAGATCCTGTTTGAGGAGGCGGCGCGAGGGCGCTGCTACACCGCCAACCAGTTCGCCGAGTCGTTCGAAGGCAAAGCTGGCTTGGGTGGCGAGCGAACTATCAGGGAGCGCATCTCGGCGCTGTCCACGCAGGGCTACATCAAGTTCTTCCGCAATGCCGCCGACTACGGCCTATCTTCCATCGGGCGCTCGAAGTTCGGCTATCTGTGCGTGGAGGCCATGGTCCTGCTCGTCCAGGGCGACGCCGATCCGGCCACTGGCGAAATCCCAACGCGCGAGCTGCACGTCTTGCCCACCCACTACAAGTGCCCGAGCTCGGGTGCAGCCATGCCTGTGGAGAACCCAGAGGTCTGGGTCTACCAGGCCGGCGACGAGCCCGAGGAGGGCGCATGAACCCCACGCCGGTCAGTTGGCAAGTTGGCTACGCACCTGCCGACGGGATTGCCAACAGGGCCTCCAACCCGCAGCGGCTCCCGCGACAGCCCGCACGAGCCCTCTTTTCACCACCGGATCGAACCGTCCGCATGCACCCGCAGGAGTCCGCAATGACAGGCATCACCACGCAGGCGCAAGTTGGCAAAATTTTTGCCAACTGGACGCCGACTTTTGCCAACTGGATTCAGTTGGCAGACCTCTGCCAACTCAATTCCTATACGAATCAGGCACTTAGCTCGAAGTTGGCAAGTTGGCAAGTTGGCAGCGCTGCCAACTTGCCAACTGAGCTAAGTGCCTGTCACACAACAGATTTCGGCTCCAACGAAGTTGGCGAAATCTCCCCCTCCTACTACGTAGGAGAGGGGCCTGACGTCCCCTCCTCCCTACGTGGAGGTTCAGCCCTCGGTCCACGAGACGGGTGTCGTACTCAGACACCGAACGCGGTCCTGGCGCTGGACCTGGGAACGCAGACCGGGTGGGCCTTCCGCGGCCGCGACCACACAGTGACCAGCGGATCCGAGTCCTTCAAGCCGCATCGCTTTGAGGGCGGTGGCATGCGCTATCTGCGTTTCAAGCGGTGGCTCACCGAGGTCAAGCAGTCGGCGGACATGATCGGTGCCGTGTTCTTCGAGGAGGTCCGCCGCCACGCCGGCGTGGACGCTGCTCATGCCTACGGCGGATTCATGGCGCACCTCACCGCCTGGTGCGAGCACCACCAGATTCCGTACCAGGGCGTGCCCGTGGGCACGATCAAGCGGCACGCCACAGGCAAGGGCAATGCTGGCAAGCAGGACGTCATCGCCGCGGTCCGGCGCCGCGGCTACCAGCCGGCCGACGACAACGAGGCCGATGCGCTGGCACTGCTGCACTGTAACCGTCCGGTCCGTACCGTCTTGACGCGGCTCTCGAACTTAGGCGGCGAGTCGATCGGGCTCGGTGGTAGCCGCTGCAGCGATCTTCCAGGGGAGC